AGGATAAGAAGAGAACATTAATAGGCAAAGCGGCGATAGTGGCAAAGGCAAAAGCTGCTATTCTTAAAGTCACTAATCAAAAGCCATTGCAGCCAGCGATAGCTACGTTGCCACACGTTTCGTCAGGCTCTTTCCCTGTGGATATGTTGATTGGAGGTAATCCTCTAAAAGATGGCAAGGGGCTGATATGCCCAGGGTTTCCTCGTCGAAGAATTACGGAATTGTTTGGGGCTGAGTCTAGTGGTAAAACCACATTATTAATCTCAGCTATGATACAGGCTCAAAAAGTTGGGGGCATCGCCATGTTTATTGATTTTGAGCACTCTTTAGATCATGCCTATGCCAAGGCTTTGGGTCTCTCTTATGACGACGATAAACTGCTGGTATATCAACCGGAATCAATGGAAGACGGATTCAAAATGTTATTTGTCGGGATTGCGGCGGGGTTCGATATTATTGGCGTAGACTCAGTAGCTGCTATGGTTCCAAAAGATGAGATGCAGAAAGGATTTGATGATGCAGCTAAGATAGGGATTGTGGCCCGGTTGCTTGCTACGGCCCTGCCCAAGTTTGTTTTGTGGCTACAGAAGTATCCGCGTTTAGAGAGCAATAAAGAAGCCAAAGATACTGATCATCCCGGAACTGCTGTTATTCTTGTCAATCAAACGAGGGCTTTAATCAATACGGGTGGGTATGGTGGGCATGGTGGTGGGGATGACAACACAAGTGGGGGTAAAGCTCTTAAATTCTTTGCCTATCTTCGGTTACGAATGGCACGTGTGAAGTCAGAATTTATTGAGCGTAAAGATCCAATGACAGGTAAAAAGCGAAGATTTCCGTATGGTAACGTTACGGATGTGAAAGTGATTAAATCTAAGATTGATGCTAAACAAGGGCATTCTTCACAGATATTCATTCGTTATGGAACGGGTATAGACGATTACTACTCGATCATTGCAACGGGGGTAGTGCAAAAGGTGATTAAACGGGAAGGTAATACATATGTTTTAGGGGAGCATAAGTTCACAGGTAGGGATAAGTTTAGACAATTTCTTGTTGAGAACCCCAAAGTTTATGACGCATTGCGTGTGAAACTAATGCAAGTAGTTAACATTTTGGCAGTAAATGAAGAACCTGATGAAGGGGATGAGCTAATTGAAGGGTTTGATCTTGAGAGTGATACCTTAGACTCAGATATTGAGGCTGAGGTTGGTGAAGTGCTTGTCACGGCAAGCGATGCATCTGAAGAGGTTTCTGATTCTTCGGGTGAAACAATAACTGCCGAGGGATAAATGTGGTTCATATCGAGATTAGAAACTTTCAGGCCATTACGCACGAGGTCATTGAGGTAAGAGGATTTTCGGCTTTAGCCGGGAGAAGTAATATTGGCAAGAGCACTATTATTAGAGCGGTTAAAGCGGCTCTAACTGGTGCTCCTGTCGATAGTTATGTGCGACATTCCTCTAGGTGCCTACGGGTGCAAGGAGCTAAATCTTGTGGATGTTTTTGTTCCGTGCATATCATTGGTGACGGGGTGAATCTCCTTTGGGAAAAAGGGGATGCTATTAATCGTTATGTTTTTAATGGTCAAGTTTATGCTGACGTGGGACGAGGCATGCCGGATTTTCTTGAGCCTTATTTCGCTTTGGTAAAAATAGGGGATGAGAAAGAGAGTATTCAAGTAGCGGATCAATTTAATCCTATCTTTATCCTAAACGAGTCTGGTACTGTGGCTGCTGATGTTCTGTCTGATGTGGCTAAACTAAATCAGATAAACATCGCCATGCGGTTAGTTGAAAAAGATCGTAAAGAAGCTAATGCTACTCGTAAAGTGCGGGAAAAAGACGTAGGTGCCTTAAAAGTTGCTTTAGTCCATTATGATGGTTTGAATAGTGTTGCAGAACGGGTGGTAGGACTTGAAGCAGCAGATCAGCAGATAGAATTCACAAGGGTTAAAGTAGAACAGTTAGAATCTTTTATAGACCTCCTAACTATTACTATCCATCGAGCAAAGAGTTTAGAAAAAGTTAATTTAATTGTCATCCCTGATATTAACCCATTATTTAGCAATGCATCTAAGTTTGCAGCATTAGAAAATTTCATGGCGGTTTTTAAAGCTCGTTTGGACGCCGTAAACTTTCTAAGCGGAGTGGATGGGGTCATCATACCAAGCATCTCAGCTCTGTTGGCGGGAAACCTAGCCTATAATAAATTGGTGCAATGGCACAGCAGAGTAGATTTGTTAAATGTATTCTTTGTTTTGTTTCATAAGATGGAAGCTGTTTTGTTATCTCCTTTAGGTCCATTGTTTAACTTGAAGGAGAGCTATGCACAATTAATCTTTTGGGTTGAGCAAACAGGTGTATTATTCAAGAAGATATTACAAGCGGAGACGGACTTGAAAGGCTTTATTCAAGAAGAAGTTGAGGTTTTAAAGGAATTTGAAGCTTTAGGAGTATGTGACAAATGTAGTCGTCCTTTCAGCAAAGAGCATGAGTGTCATTAATGAATGTCAATAAAGTCTATTTAGGGGATTGTCTTGAGGTTCTGAAAGGGTTTCCTGACAATAGTGTGGATAGTGTTGTCACTGATCCTCCTTATGGAATTTCCTTTATGAATAAAAAGTGGGACTACGATGTTCCATCTATTCAGATTTGGAAAGAAGTTCTGAGAGTATTGAAACCCGGTGGCCACGCTTTAGTTGCGTGCGGTACCCGCACGCAACATAGAATGGCCGTTAATCTTGAGGACGCAGGATTTGAAATAAGAGATACTATCGAATACCTCTATGATACTAACTCTCTTTTCCAACAATTTTGTGATGCCTTATCGCCTGATCTTTTGAAATTATTGGTTATGGCTTTAGGCAATGATTGTATCGCTACTTGGGCGTATGGGACTGGTTTTCCAAAATCTTTGGATGTGGGTAAAGCTATTGATAGAGAAGCGGGGTTTGAACGTGAGGTTGTGGGTATCCAAAAAATGGGGGAACGTAGTAGTTCCGGGGTTTTAACGAACGATACTTGTGGGCTCGTTAAAACGGAAATAGAGATCACGGTTCCTGCAACGGAAGAGGCTAAGCAATGGGATTCGTGGGGTACCGCTTTAAAACCGGCAATAGAGTTATGGACATTATGTCGCAAGCCATTGGCGGAGGCTACGGTAGCAGCAAATGTTCTCAAATATGGTACGGGAGGCTTGAATGTTGAGAAGTGCCGCATTCAAACAAATGACTCTTTAGACGGCGGTGCTTATTGTAAAAGCAGCAAAAAAGATATGTCCAACAGGAGGACAATTACTTTAGCTGCAACAGGTAAAGTTTTTGAGCAGCCAATAGGGCGTTTTCCTTCAAATTTGATTCATGATGGTTCCGCCGAAGTCCTAGCTTTATTTCCGGAGACGACAAGTGTGGAACTAAATCCAGATCACAAACAAACCACCGGTTGGTTTAGTAAAGATCGTGAGGGGGCTATCCTTAGAAATTATGGGGGGGACTCAGGTAGTGCGGCCCGATTCTTTTATTGTGCTAAAGCGTCCAAAACGGAACGTGGTAAGGGAAATATCCATACAACAGTAAAACCCGTTCAATTGATGAATTATCTCGTTACGTTAATAACGCCTCCTGATGGCATTGTTTTAGATCCATTCACGGGTAGTGGTTCCACATTGGTTGCAGCTAAAGCTAAGGGGTTTAAATATATTGGAGTAGAACGAGAGCCTGAGTATCATACAATAGCGGAAAAAAGGGTGCAGGAAACAGATGTCGAAAAAGATTGTCTCGAAGAACTGAACAGTCTGAGTAGTTTAGAGGAAACAGCGTCTGAGATACCCGCATCACCTGTTGTGGACGTGCTTGATTTATTGAGTGGTTTGGATGAATGACTTTTTAAATAAAATCCATTTAGGAGATTGCCTTGAGGTTCTAAAAGGATTTCCTGACGACAGCATAGACAGCGTTGTCACTGATCCACCTTATGGGATCTCTTTTATGAATAATAAATGGGACTATGATGTTCCATCTGTTCAAGTTTGGAAAGAGGTGTTGAGAGTCTTGAAACCCGGTGGCCACGCTTTAGTTGCGTGCGGTACCCGCACGCAACATAGAATGGCCATAGGGCTAGAAGATGCTGGATTCGAAATAAGAGATACCATCGAATACCTTTATGATGCCAATGAGCCTTTTCAAGCGTTATGCGAGGCATTACCGCCTGACCTTTTGAAACTACTGATTAAGGCTTTGGGGAATAATGGGCTTGTAACTTGGGCTTATGGTTCAGGTTATCCGAAATCTTTAGATATAGGGAAAGCGATTGACAAAGCGGCGGGAGTCGAACGTGAAGTTGTAGCAACGGGGTATCGGGTTCGTTTGGCGAGCACCGTAGATATTTGTGGGAGATCTTATGGGGATTACGCTATTACAGCGCCTGCTACGGAAAAGGCAAAAAAGTGGAATGGGTGGGGAACAGCTTTGAAGCCTGCCATAGAATTGTGGACCTTATGTCGTAAGCCATTGATAGCCGATACTGTGGCTGAAAATGTGCTTAAGTATGGGACGGGTGGTATTAATATTGATCGAAGTCGGGTTACGACGAAAGAGATTCCAGGACGTGGGCTGTATAAGAGCAAAGGATGGGCTAACCAGAGTGAATTAACAGGGAGCGTCACAGATGATTGGAGAAAAGGACGTTGGCCCTCTAATTTAATTCATGATGGCAGTACCGAAGTAACAGCGTTGTTCCCTGAGTCAGAAAGCGGAGGGTCAAGTGGTACCAGGAAAAAAGGCCCATACTCAAACAGTAGAACATGGAATCCCAGTAGCACACCGGGATTAACTGTGAGAGGGGGCCTACTACCGGATTCCGGCAGCGCTGCTCGTTTTTTCTATTGTGCTAAAGCGGGGAAGGATGAACGGGATAAGAACAACACGCACACAACCGTCAAACCCGTCGAATTAATGGAATATCTAGTGAAATTAATAACTCCGCCTAAAGGAATTGTTCTAGACCCTTTTGCGGGAAGTGGGTCAACTCTAATCGCGGCTAAAAGTAAAGGGTTCCAGTTTATTGGGATTGAGCGTGAGAAAGAGTATTGCTCAATAGCCGAAAAGAGAGTTGCTGGAACTGATATCGAAAAAGATTATTTCGAAATGATGGCTTCTTTAGAGGAAGAAGTGCAGGACGATGATTGCCTTGAATTGATGGATGGTTTGGATTCCGATGAGTAAGTTGTCCTTTATTTTTCGAACAGATGTTCATGCATCGGATAGAAGCCCCGAATCATGGAAGGGTGATTATCCTGCTGAGATTTGGTCTAGCCTAGAACAAATAGGAAAAATGACGGATGGTATCACGGCTGTTTTAGACGGAGGCGATTTCTTTCACGTAAAAGCTCCCAATAGAAATAGTCACGACTTGACACGACGTGTGACGGCCATCCATAAACTCTATAAATGCCCCGTTTACAGTATTATGGGCAACCATGATATCTCTCATAATAATATTGAGAGTTTGGATCGGCAGCCTCTTGGAGTCATTTATGAAGCGGGAGTTTTTCGACATCTAAAAGAGGAAGTGTTCAAAGTTGACGACCTGCAAGTACGAGTTGTTGGGGTGTCCTATAAGTTGGATTTAACCTTAGACGAGCTTCTAGCAATACAAAAGAAGCCCGGTGATAATTTTCTTATTGCCGTGGTTCATGCTTTAGCAACTGAAATGCCTTCGGCCAAAGTTGAGGAGTTCCTAAAAGAGTCAGTTTTTCGGTACAGTGACCTTGTTACTCCTAATGGACCAGACTTGTGGAGTTTTGGGCATTGGCATAAGGATCAAGGTGTTGTCAATATCAAGGGGAAATATTTTGTGAATCAAGGGGCTGTATCTCGCGGTGCTCTGACTCATGAAAATACACAGCGTATTCCACAAGTTACACTGATGGAATTTAGTTTGTCTGGTATTAAGGTAAAAGCATTGCCCTTAAATGTAGCCCCTGCGGAGGAAGTCTTTGATTTTGAGAAAAAAGAGAGAGTTGAAAGTGAGCGGCATAGCATCGATGCTTTTATTGAACGATTGCAAGAAGATCTGACTTTTAATTCAGAGGATACGGTTGAAGCAAATATTCAGGCTCTAAACTTTGCGGCTGAAGTAAGGAATTTGGCTTTGGAGTATTTGGAGCAAGCGCGTGAAACAGGATGAATTTAAATGTATCTCTCTTATTCTGGGTTTAAGACGTTTTCACGTTGTCCACGGGCTTATTTTTATAAGTACATAGAAAAGCCGCCTTTGGTGCGACCCTATAATGCTGTCCATGCTCTCTACGGGGATACTGTAGGTAGGATTTTTGAACTCTTTTATCGAGATCGTATCTGGCTCCATAAAGATGTTCAGCAGAGGCTGTTAGCTCTTGTTCGTCCAACCCTAAATTTTATCATTGAAAGAGAGACTAAAAAGGGTTGTGTCTTTAATTGGAATGAGCCGCAATTAAAGAGTGGGAATAGGTCTTTAGCTGAGGTAGAGGAAGAGGTTAGATTGACGATTCCTCGCGGGGTAAAAATAATCAAGCATCATCGTCTTATTGGTGTAAAAGCAGATGCTGAAGTTGTTTTGGATACATTTATCGGAAAGCATAAAATTGCGGGGCGATCCGATATAATTGTTCAACGGATAACTTATAATGATTTAGCACTTATAGATGGCAAGGGGTCCCGTTGGAGAGATAAATATGTGGATGTGCGTCAATTGCTATGGTACGCCCTGTTATATTGGTTGAAGTTTGGTGTAATCCCTGATCAATTAGGATTCTTGTATTGGCGTAGTGACGAACTTGAAACTAGTGTGGATTGGCATACCGTAACGGCACAAAGTTTGAAGAAATTTGAAAAATTAATTTTAGATACTATCAACACAATAGAGTCAGCGCAAAGAGATGAAATATTTTTGGCTGTTTGTAATGATGATTGTCATTTATGCGAATACGGTGTTACTTGTCCTGAGTATCGAGACACTCAAAAGATTAAAGATCAGATCCACAATGATATGAAATCTGGTGTAGAAGAAGGTGATATTAGTTTTTAACCTAAGAAGAGGTATCAATGACGGATGATATTAAGCAAAAAATTGATGCACTGCAAAAGCGGTATAATGTGGTAGTACAAAAGAAAGCCAGTTTAGCAGGTCAGTTACAGGCTAAAAAAGAGGAACTGGCTTCTATTGTTCAACAGATTAAAGATGCGGGGTATGATCCAAAAAAAATAACTCAAGAACGTGATCAAGCAAAGCAGGAGTTAGATGCAATGCTTGATAAAGCTGAGGCTGAATTGACTGAAGTCGAAGAGGCTCTGGCCACTTTTAATAAAGGAGAATGAAAATGGAGATTCAGTTTAAAGTTGATGCTGGTGAGTTTAATAGAGCACTCAAATTAGTTTCTATTGTTAGCCCTCAAATGACTTCTCAACAAGAAAAGGGGTTTTTGTTCCTTGTGAAAGGGACCACCTGTTTTGTGTACTCTAAGAATGGAGGTCACGAGGCTCGGTCGAGTTTCGAGATATATGAGGTCATGGGCGAAGGTTCTTTTATGTATCCGTCTGACTATATTGGAGCCTTGTTTTTTGTTAAAGGTGCTATCGAATTCACCGCTACGGCTGAGGGTGAGGTCTTTGCGGTTAAGTCTATATTCGGTCTTGCAAGTGGCACTCCGGGCGTAAAGATGCATGCGTCATTCGATCCACGAGCTATGAATCTTTTTGAAAAGGATATTCAAGATGCTGTAAGTTCACAAGAGCCTAAGATTTTCAATATCAAGATTCTACGAAAAGCTCTGGGTTCGGCTAAAACCTTTGTTGCTAAAGATGATAAAGCTAGTCACGAGTATTATCGAACTATTCAGGTATTTGGGGATAGTGAATTGGATAATCTGAAAAAGGCGAACGGCTATATGTTTGCCTCTAATGGGAATCAGGCTTTTTACTTTAAGACATCCACTTTTATGAATACCGGGTTCACGGTTCCTCATCAGCATTTGCCGTTGTTGGAGTCCTTCATGGGTCAATCAGCAGGTAGTCTAAAAGTCTATACTACGGCAAGAGGCTTTTATGTGATGAATGAAAAGAATGATGTGATTGGTTGGCCTCATCATTCTGAGACGTATAAGAAATTCAATTACTACACGAAAGATAAGGATACGGTTGTTACCGTCACTACTAAAGACGTGTATTCTCAGTTACAATTCATGCATGCAAGTATGGCTGAAAAGTCGTCCAGAATCCAATGGCATATAAATACGGGAGATAAAAGGATGTGGTTTTCCCTTACGGATGAGGGGAATAATGTTGTGAGCCTCCCTGTGCCTCTTATTAAAATTGAACATGACAAGTTTGATGGTAAAGAGAGGACTACAAATATTAATGTAAACCACATGCTGGGTTTGTTCGAGGATTCTGCAGGGGATACGATTGAATTTCGGATTATGGCAACCTCAAAAGAGGGGCAAAAAGATCAGTACTTTTTTAGGACAATTGATTCTTTTTACCTAAACGGAGAGAGTGGGGACCTCATGATCGGAGACCCCAAACAAGATCAAGATGAAAAGCAGCATAAGGACCCGCCAGAGGGGGCTCAAGTATGCCAAGTGACACGCTTTATGCCCGGAATGGACTAAGGATTAGAGCGATTCGAAAGACCTTGTCCGGATGTCAAGCATTACGGGATCAGATTCAGCGAGATTTATCATCACGGGAACAAGAAGTTGTTGATCTGACTCATAAGCTAGACAATCTGGGCAAGGTGGGAGAATTGTTTCGGATCCTGATGGATCAGCTTGTCTATAATCACGTCAAATCGATTGAAGGCGTGACCACGGAAGGCTTGCGAGCGATTTTTACTGATTTGAGTTTATCTTTTGAGGCTGAAGTAGGGCAAAGATATAATAAGTTGGCCATTGACTTTTATATCAAACAAGATAATCAACGACTAGAAATCAGAGGGCATCCTTTAGAGTCATTTGGTGGCGGTCCAGCCAGTGTGGCATCCTTGATTCTTCGTATTTTGGTTATGCGTCGGCTCAAAAAGTGGCCCTTATTATTACTTGATGAAACCTTAGCGGCTGTCTCTGATGAGTACGTTGATCAAACCGGAGCTTTTTTGCAGCAACTAGCGGAAAAAGTTAAATTAGATATTTTGCTGGTAACGCATAAAGCGGCATTTCTTGACCATGCAGTTATTGGATATAGGGGTAATGAGGTTTTAATGGATAATGGAGAGAGGTATCTGAAATTGCAAAAAGAGGGTTTTTATGCGAACTGAAAATGAGGTTCAGGATCGGATTCGCTTTTTATTGTCAAAAGAGTTGGATCACCAAGTAGCTACACTTTGTTCACGGGTGCCGCAGAACTGTCAATATAATCATCGGCAGCCTTTGGATATTCGAAAAGAAATTGAGGGGGAGCCTAATATAAATTATAATCGAATAGCTGAGACAAACGCTGTTCCTATTGGTTTGTGTATGTTGGGGGCGAGTGATCCGTTGCAATGGAATGGCACAATATGTGAAGATCCAATTGATGCTCAACGTTGTTTGCAGTTTGACCTTGTGACGACTAAAGAAGTCCTTATCGAGAATTTTAATAATCAGATAAAGGACTTTGATTGGGTCATTCAATTTTTGCCGGAAGTCTATGGATTGCTTTGGGCATTAGGGTCTGAAGCTATGCCAAAACTTCCATGGTGGAAAAGATTTTGGTTCCGTTTAATGCGGATTCGACCGGACCCATTATCAATTCCTTTATTGAAATAAGAGGAGCCAATGGCAAGAGTTACTGTTGAAGATTGTCTTGTGCATGATGAAAATCGTTTTGCTCTTGTACGTTTGGCTTCTAAACGAGCACGGCAAATACTAAAAGGAGCACCCCCAAAAGTTAAGACTAAAAACAGATATTCCGTAACGGCTCTCAAAGAGATTGCTGCGGGTGAAGTTAAATACAATAGACCCATAACAGAAATGGTGCTGGAATTTGTGAAGCAACAGCACGCTTTGGAGGAGTCTCGTAGGGACTGATGTTTTCGATCTTGTCACAGTTATTTGTCACAGAACGCCATCGTCCACGATCGGGAGGTGTCGGGTTTTCATTGCCAGTGTTTGGTGAACAAACGGTTAAAGAAAATATTGAACCACTTCTCGTGACTAATATGCGGAATGAA